CATTGATTTGTGTTGCTGTAGAAGGTCCTGTCGTACCAGTAATAAAAATTGCTGAGTTAACAGACAATCCATGTGGGAAAGATGTGGTAACAGTTACTGTAGAACCTACAAATGTAAACGCTGTTGTGCCAGTTAAAGCAATACCACAACTTGAATATGTATAGCCTTGGTAGCAATATGTTGTTGTAGCAGAGTAGTTATTAACTGTAGTAACTGGGTTAGCCACTTGAACAGTAATTGATGTACCCGCAGACACACCCGCTACCACATACGCCCAACCTTGAGCATTGGGGTCAATGGTGTCTTCAATAAAAAATGGTGTACCTGTTGCAATCGTCACATTTGATGAAAACGTAACCACCAATTGATAGGTATTTGCTTGATTACCAGTAATTGCAGATACTGGTAAAGCAGAATTCGGTAAGTAATATAAAGATTGACGATTGTTTTGTAAGGAAACTTGTTCCCACTTGGTGGGTTGTTGTCCATACTCAAAGTCAGTATCAATCAAAGATTGAGGAGTTGATACTCTGATTTTGTCTACAGCATCATAAGCACCAGATCTTTGTGCTTGTTGGAGACGTAATTGATTGTCAGAATTTGACGTGGGACCAGTATAGACTGAGAGTTCAGACATATTTCACCTATTAGAGTAGTGGGAGCCGAAGCCCCCACCGATTTTCACTTTTTAGCTCTACCGCCATGCTTTCTAACAAGCGGTGGATTGACAAAACCCCTACCTGCACCTGCGTTTCTCGGAGTAATCCTTGAAGCTTCAGTATAGGCTTCAGTGTCTTTAAACCTTTGTTTAGCATCTTTAACATCTTGCGGAGATACATCTCTTATATCTTGATCAGTAGGAAATTGCATTCCCCCATCCGCATGATGCTGAACTTTACCACCCTTTTTGAACGTACCCGCTAAACGAGTAATTGCAACGGGAGGAGACGCTGGTTTGCGACCTTGAGGCATAGCCACAGCAGAACCCTGTTTATTAACAGTGCCCCCCGTGGCGAAGTGCTTTTTTGAGGCTTTACCCCCATGCTTGTATCCACCACCATTGCCTTCTTTAACAGCACCAGTAGTCTGGAGTCTTACCCCAGGCTTGGTTGTGTCGGCAGGGCGATCTTCCCAATCACCACCCTCAATAGTGTCTTTTAGGTTGAGGTCAGGAGCAGCGTGTCCACCCTTGGCAAAGTGATGCTTACCACCGTGCTTGTGATGAGCCTTACCACCGTGTTTGAATCCACCTGCGTTTGACTCTTTCACCTCGCCAGTACCGTGTACTGAATCATGGTGCTCACCATCCATCATCATGGTGTTCTCAAATCTCTTGGCAACATTGTCAGAAACAGTGCCACCAATAGCGTACTTACCACCCTTGCACATAGCCTTGTGGTGCTCTGCCATCTTGTGGTGATGGTGAGATCCACCCTCTTTGTGCATCTTGGCGTGGTGTTTAGCCATAGCCTTATGGTGCTCATGTGATCCCTCTGGGTGACCAGAGATCTTATGAACCTTTCCACCATGCTTATAACCACCGCCATTACCTTCTTTGACCATGCCAGTGCCATGAACCTTGTCATGGTGCTCACCGTCATGCATCTCAGTCTGTAAGTACTTAGGAGCATCATTCTCAATAGTGGTCTTAGTCTCGAACTTGTCGATTTCTTTGCCCATAGCTGAACCACCTTTTGCAAAGTGCTTCTTGGCATGACCACCTTTCTTAAGACCGTGATGAGCTTTAGAAGCTTTCTCATGCTCGTGGTGCTTGAGTTCTTTCTCGACCTTCTTGATTTCACGCATTTCAGCTTTTTCAGCTTTTCCACCCTCAGCGTGATGAGCTTTACCACCTTTTTTCATCAAAGGAGTAGGCATCCCTTTCATCGCTGCACGTCTTTGTGCCAAAGCACCCATGACGGGAGCGGGGATGGGAGCCATGCCACCACGTGCTGGGGCATTAAGCATCCCACCCATAGCTTTGTGCATTGTCTCGTGACCATGTCCTTCGTGCTTTCCACCCTTCTTGTGATGAGCAGAGCCACCCTTTTTGAGCTTCAGAATAACTGATGGTTCATCAGTCAACATCTTTGGCATTTGGGAAAAGCCAGAACCAGATTTAGTTGTTTTAGCCATTGTTTAGTCTCCTTAAGCTTGGGTAATACCAAGCAAACCTGTTGCCGTAGCATTAGGACCAACTTGAATAGCGGTTAAACCAAGTGTAAGCACTAGTCTAGCCAACCCGTTTAATGTACCACCAGGTGTATATGTACCACGAACGTCAGGAGTTACGGAGGTAGATGTGAACTGGGGAACCATGCTTGAGGCACTTGCTGTATAAGATCCAGTAGCCGCCAAGAATGTACCTGCAAGGTAGTTTGCTTGACTTGAGGAAAGCTTACCAGTTGTAGCATTGATGTATGTCCACCAGTAGTTAGTACCTGTGCTGATACCAGTTGGAGGCGTACCTGTGAACTGAACGATTGTTCCACTTGCAGGTGAATAACCAACAGTCAACACGCCAGGAGAAGCAATTGTCCAACCCGTTACAGCTTGTGTAGCGTAGTTGGTCGTATTTGAGTAATAACCCAAAGCCAATGTACCAGAGTCGTTAGACAAAGATCCACTGAATCTGTTGCTTAAAATATAAGCGTAGTCGGAGATACGTGCAGGGAGTCCAAGCACGTTAGATGTATCACCAGTCATGCTGATACCAGAAGCTGCTCCAAACGCAATTGAATACACTTGGAAGAAAGCTTTACGTCCAACCACTTGAGTAGCAGAAGATGTACTGTTTAAGATGATCTCAGTCATAGGTTGACCGTAATAATCGTATCCAGTTACAGTTGCTGATACAGCAGTAATTGAGTTAGCGAATGTCAAACCAGTGTTTGTACCAGAAGTAACTGTAGTTACCGTTCCACCAGAAGTGGTTGTCAGTGTGAAGGTTGTAGTACCGTTTGTTGCGGATATCAGGTATGTACCCGCCGCAAGTGTAGAAGTACCAGAGTTAGTACCAGTTACAGTCACTGTCTGACCAACTGCCAATCCTGTGAGTGGAGTTGTTGCAACAGCAAATGAGCCAGTTGTATTAGATGAGGTAATGTTTGCAGTTACAAAGGTAGCTGCGGTAAACGAACCAGTAGTGATTGCCACTGCTCTTGGATAATCAAACTGAACAACAGTCGTACCGTCACCACGTACAACACGAGTCGTACCTGCTGTAGCACTTGTGTTCGCCAGTGATGTTCCACTGTATGTTGTTGCTGTTGTTGGTGTTACTGATGCTAAAACAGCAGAAGCAGTACCAACAGCTGCGGTCGTGTCATACAAAAATGTACGACCCATTGGACCAAATCCAGTGCCCATTGGGGATGGATCACCATAATTACTATTTGCATTCGTACCAGCGTACGATTGTGCGGAACCTAAGAAGAGATCGTCGCTAAATTGCGGCATATTTTTTCCTTTTGGGCATGAACCCGTTAAGAATTAATAAAAATAGATGATTTACGTTGATTTACTATAGCAGGTATAACTTGTAAATTATTTGGGACATGAAAACCAGATACATTCTTTCCATGAAGAGGAATAATATGATCAACGTGCCATTGAAATCCAAATAACTTAGTTCGTCTCTGTGCTAACTCGTAAGCTTCTTCAATCATCCACAAATCGTCGGTTGTTAACCAACTTGGAGTTTGCTTTCTAATAGATGCTCTTCTTTTTGAAGCCATTGCACAAACCTTATGAGGATTTGTTTTTGACCAAATTTTCATGTAACAAACTTTACATAGATCTTTAGCAAATACTTCAGATGTGCAACCATTAGAAAAACAAACTCCAAATGTAGGATTGCGTTTTACAACAGGTTTTTCAAATTTTGAATTTCTCAAAATTCTATTGCGATGTGTAGAACACAATCCCAAACCACGATATTTTGCAGAATTAGAACAACCGTCCGCAGTACACATTAAATGCGATCCTTTGTGTGGTTGTCCTTTAATTCCACTCATATTGTGATTTATTCCTTACACGCCAGGTGTACCGAAGAGAGCACGTGGGTCTGTCCAACCCAAGGCATAACGCTCAGTAGCCTTGTAACGCATAGAGTCAGTCTCGAAGTCACCTTCCATAGTCTTCTCTAAACGTCTACGCATGAGGAGTTTTAAGCCCTCTGGAGCGTCTGTCTGCACCCACCATGCGGTAGCTGAAGTCAAACGACTGATAACCGCAGCACCCTCATCCAATAAGCCAATAGACTTAACGGGGTTGATGTCGTTGTTAGCAGTTCCAGTACGCAAAACTGATTTGAGTAACACTTCAGCTTGGAAAATGTTGCCTGGAGCCACGACCAATTGGCGTGGAACCAAACGAATTTTCTTCTGGTTGTTATCAACAGCAGAGCGAATCTGAATCAACATTTGCTCTAAAGATGTCTGTGACAGCACCGCTGCTGTGGACAACTGATTAGAGAATGTACCGTTTACGATTGGGTGAGCAGTGTTGATCAAAGATACGCCATCACCACCAACATAGTTGGAGTTAAAAGCGTTGTTGAGCACGTTTGCTGCCAATGTCTCTTTTGTCTCAATCAAAGACTGAGCTAAGTGACGAGCGTAAACCTGACCGATACGGATATGGTCGCCATCTTCAACGAGAATCTTTGTCAGTGCGAACGCAAGTCCGTATACTGAGTAGATGTATCGTTGTAAGAATAACACGCCACCTTGCTGATAAGACACTGGTGTGCCATCAGGAAGTTGGGGTGCTGCTCCAAATCCATAAAGGACTGGCTCTTCGTGGTAGTTACGTGGAATACCTTCTTGTTCACGGAAAACACGTGACCATTCGTCTTCACGGAGATCATAGACACCATCAAAACATTCGTTAAGAATGGGTTCGACAATACTTCTAAAGTCCGTACTTCGCATTGGTGCGGCCATAATTTACCCCTTATAGAGAAGTTACAGATCCGAAGAACTGTGACTGAGAGTTGACCACACGTACGATGGTATAAGAATCGCCCCAAGCATTGCCAGGGACGGGCGAAAGATCAACAACACGCATTTGACCTTGTGAACTAGAACCAACATATGTCGAAGCACCTAAAGTTGCTTGTGACAAACCTGTTGTTGTAGATCCAGAAGTTAAGTTTGTGAAGTTAAACTCTTGACCAACGGTCGTTTGAGCCATAGTTCCGTCTGCTTGGATCTCATAAACGATACTGTTATCGTTGTAGAAGAAAGCAGTGCATGAACCAGTAATGTAGGAAGTACTTGCCGGCCAGTAATTGCTTACACGGAAACGACCTGTAGTATCTGTCCATTGAACCCCCGCGAACGCCCCAGACCAAGCACCTGTGGTTGTTACGGGAACGATTACTCCTGATGAGTAAAGTACTGGTTGTCCCTTCAAAATATTTGAAGAGTAGCCAGAAGTTATACCCCCTGCTAACGCCTGAGCACGATCCAAACCAGAGGGATGGAACGCAGGGCGTAAACCGAAGGCTTGTAATGCACTTGACATATCAAACTCCTTTTTTTCTACCCGTTATCCTGCAAATATTGGAGCGGGTAGAGGTTCATCAATTTTGCCAATACCTTCACCTTCAAGTCGTCCTAGTGCTTTTCCTGAACTGTCTCTGCCAACTGCCTGTTCCGCTTGGATGCGAATTTTGTTCGCTTCCTCAAGGGGCTGATCGTGATGGAAGTGAGTCATAACCTCTTGGTATACATCCATCGGGATCTTGTACAGTAACATCTCATTACAAGCAATATGTCCGACATACTCTCCTGATTTGACTTTGTGGCTTTCGTATCCTGGTACCTCATCTGTTTTCACTGGTACGTATCCAAGTCGAATCCTCTTATCAATACTGTCATACGTATTGGTCGTTGACAACCAACAAGTATGCCAACCAGGGATTTCTGGTGTGTCTGGCAATGCTCTTTGTGTCCACTCATCACTCCACATCTTGCGACGTTCCTGCGTTGAGGCGAACTTTTCTTCTGGTGCTTTACGGGACTCGTCTTGCGTTGCACGACTATCTCTACCGCCAGCATTTAAAGATTTTTTTAAACGTGATTCCATAATTAATTACTCCTTTGTGAACGGGCTTCCATTGCGTAACGCTTAATCATCTTGTTGCGTTTAACTGGGTCATCCCAGAATCCCGCATCCTTCATCGCTCTAACCTGTTCAGGTTCTAGTGTGAAGGTGTTTCGACCTGCACTTGCCGAAGATGATTCTCGTCCACTACTCGTCACCACATTCCTTGGACGTTGTCTAACTACAGGTTCATCGTCTGTATCGTTATTGTACCTATGCGGTAGGCGTCTTTGCAACCTATTATCTAACTCATCCCAATATTCTGGTCTGGTCGGATCCCAACCCTCTTCCACTAGGCGTTTATCAATAACCTTTGCAATCTCGCTGTCCTCGTCCGATGCGTCTGGACGGTACCAACTATTGCGTTCCATCCACTCCGAGGCGTTACGCTGTAGACGTGGATCTGGAATGTTTTGTTTTTGTGCGGGTTGCTGAGACGCTTGTTTCTTAAGGTTCTTCAGTGCGTCCAGTTGCTGACGTGTCTCATAGAGTAAATCCTGAGCTTTCGCCATTGCCTCACCATCCATAGCAGTTGTTGCTTCTGTGATTTTGAGTCTTGCATACTGGAGTCTAAGTTCTTGATCCTCAATCGCCTTATCAACCCTAGCTATTTCTGCTCCGTGAGTCTTGCGTTCAACCTGAGACAGTCTTTGCATTAACTCTAAGTTTTGCCTCTCAAGTTGTTGTAGCTTGACGTCCTTTTCTGCGTTGTCTTGCTTTTGACGGATTCGTCTAGCCTTTCTACGGCTTATCTTTTCCCGTCTCTCCTCTTCTGAGTCATTAGGATCGTCGTGTTCTTCGTGAGAAGCTTCAACTTTATCCTTTGGCTCGTCATTTTCTTGATCATCTGGAGATTTAATGTCATTAGGTAGGTCAACAACCGCTGAACCATCTAACTCTTCTTTAACCTTCAAATCTTCTTCTGGTTTTTCTTTTACTTCACTCATGCTTTTCCCTCTTTTCGGTAGTCTTGCACGTCTTACACATATTCCGCCATTGCTAACGGATCTCCAGTTACCCTAGATATGACTTCATGGTCGTTCAGCATCATAAACAATGCTTTGTCTTCCAATGGATCTTCTCCAGGTACCGCAACCTCCCACCTATCCCCACCCCACTTAGGGACACGGATGAAATCACCTATCTTTACCCACGAACCCTCCGGCCACGGAGCCATAGTGTCACGGTTACGATAGGCAAGTGGACCAATTGCCAGTACTTTTGCGACCATATTTGCCCATTTTTCGGTATCACGAGTTTCCTCTGCCAAAATAATGCCAGATTTGGTCATTTTCTTTTTAACTCTCTTGAGTTGTACTAATACTCGTCCTCCCAATGGCTCTACACCAGGTTCTACCTCTGGAAAAGCCCATGCCAAGTCTTCTGTACTCATTCTTTTTCTTCCTCTTCTAGTTGTTTTTCTATTAAATCTAGGATGTTTTGCAACCCTATGTTTATCCCGACCATGCGTTGATAGGATTCCCAATTGATAGCGGCACCACTTGCTAATGAAGTACCAATATCACCTTGCATCTCCTTCACCTTCGTGATCAGATCTCCGATAAACTTGCTCATTTTTTCTTAGATGTGTGAGCTAAACCGCCTTGCTTTTTCTCGCTACCACCTTTGGGTTGGTAACTTGTTCCATCAAGCTTCTCACCTTGAGCTAAACGCTTGTGTTGGGGTACGTCAATACCCTTTTGCTCTTGTTCACTAGCCATGTTGACCTCCTAAGTGTCGTTGTGCTTCGTTTTGAAGCGAAATTGCAGTGTCATACTGCTCTTGCTGTAGCCTCGCAGCGTCTCTGGTGAGTTCTGCTGAAGCTATACGCTCTTTTGTCAGGTTATCAGTCGAGTTCAACGCTATGTCCAACTCGTGCTGTGCCTGAGCTTGTTGTATCTCCGCTTGGTTCTTGCTCGTCTCGATCTGCAATTGCTGTTGTAACTGCTGACCTTTGAGAGCCATCTCCTGTTTATCACGCTCTGCCCTACGCTGAGTCTCAGCCATTGAGGTCTGAATAAGAGCTTGTGCGTCAGGATCAAGGGGTTGTTGTTGTGCCTGTTGCTGATACTGTTGTTGTAACTGCATTAGGTGTTGGAAGTCAGGCAACAACTGTGCAAATATTTGGTTCTGCGTATCCATTCCAACGTGTTGGGAAGCCAAAGCAAACAGTCTGTCAATGTGAGCCGTTAACTTAGGATCTTCGTACTCTTGAGCTTGTTTCTTATCGCTCTTAGTAGCGTATGACTGCATCTGTTGCAGATACCACATAGTCATATGCTGTCTAAGATGCTCGATCATGGGTGCAATTAGACTAGGTCCGATGATCGGATTACCACCTAACAGTGGGTTTTGTACAAAATCAAAGTGAGACTGTAGGTGTGCGAGGTGGTCTTGCTCAGGGTAAGCAATCGCTCCTTGACCCATAGCCATGTCCACGTTCTCTTGAGCGGGGTTCTTTTTCTTGTCATCAGCCTCGTCAACCATGAGTTCGTTGATCGCGGGGACTTTCATCTGTTTCAAAAACCTCTCAAGCACTGCCTTTTGCTTGAACTGGTTAGGATACTTATCCATCAAAGCCATAACCGCTTGGCTCTGTGCCATCCTCTGAGTCTCAGAGAAGATGTGTGGATCTGATACTGGCACTACATCCGTATTACGCTCAAAGTCTTCCTTGGTGATCTCCAAGTCTTTGACAATCTCACCTTTGCGTTGGTCATCCAAGTACCAACGGTTGAGTCTGCCAAGAATCTTGAGCACACGACCTTGTGACTCGTGCAGTCTGGCGTGGATTGCTGAGAATACAGCAGATCCTTGCTCAATAAGGGCTTGTGTAGTACCTACAGGAGCTTGGGCAGTAACGTCCGCTATCTTCTCCTCAGCCGTGGTTACAACGCCCTTAGCAGCGTTATCTAGCCACCCAAGTAGTTCAAAAAGAACAGGAGAGGGGGGATTAAAAGGCATAGGCATAGCAATTTGCCTAATATCATTGATTCCTGGTCCCGCCTCAATCTCCGCAACTTGCGTAACTTCCACCTGCTGAGACTGACCACTAACCTTAGCCCCCTTGAGCTTAAGCATCGTAGCACTATTGTTAATGTGAGCAGTGTCCAAAAGAGCACGTAGAGCACCAGTAAGGGCGGCAGACAAACCACCGATAAGATGAGGAAGACCAACCGCATAAGCCCCTCTCCACGGAATGAACTTAAACTCCACCACCCAATCAAGTTTTGTCTTTGTCTCATCCCCATCCTCCCAGTTTCTATACAAACCAACCACATCGTGATCAAGCGTGTCAATCATCAAAATGTATGGAGCCATTTCACCCTTGGTGACTTCATCATCCTCTAACTCTAGCCACACATAGGTGTGATAGAACCTTCTGATGCCGTCCTCATTGTCTTGGTATCTCTTACCTTCAATCTTATTATTAGCCTTCTGAGCACCCGTTGGCTCAGGCTCCATAGTCGCACGAATCATGTTAATGTCACGGTACATACCTGACTTGATCCTCATGCGGACTTCAAACTCAGTAATCTCGTGAACCTCGGTGGCTCGTTGTGCAGTGTAGAAGTTGGACGCAGCGAACGGGACAATCACCCTATCAATAGGCAAGAACTCCACGCATGGACGCTTCTTGATCTCGTCGTACCATAGCTTTAGGTATTGGGAACCCCCAAGAGGAAGTTGGGTCAACAACTGCTCTTGTTCGTCACGGAATTCCTCAATCTGCTCTGTGAGTTGCCAGTTCATGTAATCCCGTTTACGTTCTGCACGTTCGGTCTTAGATTCGTCAACTTCACCAATAATCTTTGTGCGGACTGGTCCGTCGGGTGGGAACATCTCCTTAATCGCCCTAGACGCAAAGTCAACGCATGACTCAGCCATCACAGGGTGAACCACCTTAGACGCTCCAAAGAAGGTTGCCCCACCTGGGGAGTCATTACCCATACCCGTACGCTTGATCCCGTCCTCGTACTGCTTATCACGCATCTTACGAGCTTCTTTGTCCTTCTCAATGAGGTTGATGTACTCAAGGGCTAAACCCTTAACATCAAACACATCAGCCAGATTCTCATAGAACTTTTTGTCCTCCGAAGGTCCTTTGAACTCAGGATCATGAACAATAACCGAACCGTCTGGTAGCTCTTCCAACTCCATCTCATCTTCAGGTAAATCAACATCGACTGAGCCATCTGCATTCTCAACCATGTCTATACCGTCTATGTGACGACCGTAATCTTGTTCAATGGGCATTTGTGTTGCCATGTTTATCCTCTAGTATTTAATTCGTGACGCATCATGTTCAAATCGTCTGATACGTGCACCTTGCCACCTACAGCCATTCCATTAGTCCAAGTCCTTGGTTGTCTACCAAAATGTCCTTGAACATACTGTGTTTTGCTTAAATCAGATGCTTCATTTGAATTTAATTCAGGCGAGTAAGTAGCCAAAGCTGCACCAGTTGGCAACAATGTGTTTACAGCCGATCCAATCAAATCTCCGTAATTACCTTTCTGTGCAGCTTGTACAGCGTCATTGATGTATGGAATATCAGTCAATCTACTAATATTGTTTGGTGTAGCTAAAGACTTTACAACTCCACCCACATCATAATTGGGCATAAACTCAAGTGGATTGAGTGTGACTTGTCCGTTAGCAAGTCTTAACGACGGATTTATAAATGATTCTTGCCTTGGTTGCCCAGGCGTAACTGAGCCACCAACAGCTAATTTTTTAGATTTACTTACTTGGTCGGAGCCGACAGTGTCCCCACTGAGTACATTTCCTTGCGATTCTTCTGCCTCTCTAGCCCAACGAGTTGCTCTTTCAACCCCTTCACGTATGGGTTTTCCGCTCCAAACTTTTTCTCCAGGGCGGGTATTTTTTCCTTGATTAGTTCTGACTGTGTTTTTAATTTCATTTAGTCTCTCCTCATATTGATTCTTAAACACTACTTCCGTATCATACCAATATTGTCGTGCGTTACTAATGCCAGGGATTTTCTGTGCCACAGTTGAAGCAAGATTATCCATTTCATTAGCTTGATTCATCACACGCTCAGCGATTTGTTTATCGTTAAGGCTCGACCAATCAAACATCCCGTACCGTTGTTCAAACTCAGGCACAAGCTGAAAACGTACGCCAACAGCGGAAGGCATCCCCCCCGCCATAGCTTCAGAGCTTCGTCTTCCATCAACAACTACAGTATAGAAGTTAATGCCTTCTTTTGCCAGATTATCCAAAATTGGTTGTAATTTTTCCACATCATTAGCTTCTTTGAAATAAATTTCAACACCTGGTCTATGAGTTAATGGATTAGGTACTTCATCATGCCGTAAAACTTTAGATAAGAACGTGCTATCTTGATTAAATTTATTGGCTTGAGACACAATTTCGTGAAGTAATGGGTGAGGGTCATACCCGTCTCTAACCACCACCTCAAGGTCTAAAGAACGCTCTGGATCTCCATATCTACCCTCAGTGGATAAAGCTTTACTACCCATTACGGTAGCCCCATCATCACTGGAGTAAATTGCGTCTTTGATAGAGTTGCTAAGACTCTCCATGTCTTTATTTGTTGGCGTAAATTCTGGGCGTTGTATAGACAATCCCGCTTGATAACGCTCAAGAGATCTGGACATTTCACTCAACTGCTGTTGAGCACCACGCTTACTCTCTAGCAACTCATCAAATGTAGGCTTTTTGAGCACAGCATTTAATTTATTATCGTCTCGATCAGCCCTCAAAGCATCAACATAATCATCAAACTCATCTAAAAATGGTTTTACCTCATCAAGTTGATCTTCAGTTAAACCCTTTAAACTCTTTTGAAATTCACTTCGAAGTTCTCTTAAATTAGCCAAACTTTCAATAACTTCAGTTGCGTGTTGCTTTAATTCTGGGGTTACAGCAACTCCAGTATCTAACATCTTTCTAAGTCTGTTAACTTCTTCCTGATTCTTAATACCTGCAAGGTCAGCCTCTTGCTCAAATGATCCACCTTCGCCAGATGCAGAAGTCCAATTCTTTTTAGTCCAAAGTTCTTTTTCTTTAAACCAAACAAGAGCCTGCAAATCATCATCAGATATATTTTTAAGAATATCGTGCTGTGACATATTTGGATCTGTGCGGATCTTGCCAACAGCCTTATGAAATACATCCTGACCAAGACCAAATTGTCCAGTTGTTGTTCCGTCTGGTAACATAGAACCTATTACACCACTTTCAGCCATAGAAGGTATACGCTCCTTACCCGCCAATCTCTGAAGCAACCTAGCAGCCCATACATCAATTGTTGCCCTATCTTTAAAGCCAATCAAGTTACCTGAGAATGTAATTGCCTTTGGAGCAGTAGCGCCAATACCAATATCAATATTAGGATTCTTAACAACTCTAAACAAATCTGTTAAAGCACGTATACCGTTCTCGCCATTGAATCCATATTTCTTTTCATTATCTTTGAGTGGCATTAATTCATCTGGCAATTTTCTTGCATCCGACAACTCTTGCATCATCCTTTTGTATTCAGGATCTTTCTCTTTAATCTCTTTTTTAGTTCTGGTTTGATTTTGCTCATTAAACCAAGTCTCAAGTTCTTTTTCTTTGTCTTTAATATTTTCTTGCCAAGCTTCCCACTTGGGCATCAATTCATCAAAGTCACCCTTGCTTGCTTTTCTCAGCAAATCAATAGCATTTTTCCAATTCTCACGCACTGGTGTATTTGGTGATGTGGCACCCAACAAATCAGCAAAAATGTCCCCAAGACCACCAAACTCTTGGCGCAATCTGGATCTCATCTCTTTGTACCAACCTGCCTGACGAATGATATTGCCTGCTGTTTGATCTCCGCTTTTAAACCTGTTATAAATTTCCAATACTTCATTCTTTAACTTTTCAGCCAATGTTTCAATATGATTCTCATACTGTAAAGTATTTGGCTCAATTAATTTTCCGTTTGCATCTTTGTCAAAGCTATATGGAATATTTTTATATTCAATATCATAATCACCAGGCTTGTCTTTGTTTGGAACAATTCTGTTTAACTCAATATGAGCCCAAGGATCATCACCACTGCTTGGATTGTCTATCTTATGTTGACGAACTTTTGCTTCTATTTCTGATGCTGGTACTCCTGCGTCCTTCGCCCCTTGCTTAATAACTTGTTTTTCAGCCGCAGACAATATACTTTTACTTCCAGTTTCACGCTCACCACGCTCAACCATTAAATTGTGTTGTGATATATCTCCCTTCTTCATATCAATGAGAGTTGGCTGATCTTTAATCTCACCTTCAATTGGTTCAGCACCAATTGTTTTATTTTTAACAGCTTTATCTTCAATGGCTTTTGATAATGTTTCGCCATTCATTGGTATATCTTTTGAAACTATAGCTAATTGATCTGGAGTGTATGCATTAACTTCGTCAGCAGATCTAATCAAGTGTGGTTCTTCTGCCTGCTCATGTAATCCATAAACATAATGCCCATTAGACAAATGCTTCTGAGCCTCTTCAGTACTTGCAGGTTGGAATGAGTGTTCAGCTATTTGTTCTTCTGTATGAATTGTCGGTTCTGGTTCTTTAACTTTATTAGACTTTACTTCAATTCTTTCTTCAGGCTTAATTACTTTTTCAAACGCAGGACTCTTCGGATCTGTAACAAACATTGACAGTTGCGGTTGCATAACATCAGGTAAGACTGGTATCTTTAATTCTCCTTTGGCAACCATATCTGCGACTTTAGGTGCAATATATTCAGCACCTTCTTTAATCACCCTAGCTCCTGCACGTACAGCCTTACCTACTGGAAATGGTGCCGCAACACCGAGTGCTTCAGCAACTTCATTGACAGGTCCAGTTTGTTTTAATGGTAAATTGCTTAATAAAGAAGATGTTGTAGTTGGCAAATCCTTTTTTTCACCAAATATTTCTTTAGATTCAATTGGTGAAACAGGTAATCCTGCTTCTGGATTGTTAAATAAATTAACTATGTCTGAAGGAAATCCGATCCCAGAAGCTATTGATCCCCTCAATGCTGATATAGGTGCATTAGCTGATTGAGTAACCGATTCTGGAGTTTGATGTGGACGTTTTCCCATCCCAGGGTAGACAAATGCAGGTTTGGTTAAATCTTCACCTTCTTGACCACCGTCTTTAAACTTACGCATGGGTTGCATCATCAACTCATGTTTCATCATGTCAGAATCATCAGCAACATGAATTTTTAAATTACGATTATATATAGGCTTGTTTGCATTAGGATTTGGCATAGCACCTCGCAATATTACCCAGTAGTGTACCCTTGCTACTACCCTCAAAGCTAGTGGGGTGGGTCACATAAAGCAGTGTTATCCCTTCTCCATTTGACGAGTCATAGTCAACGAAAGTGTTGTCGCTAACACAACACCCCACCCCATACAAATGATAACCGAAGTTACATAGCATATGGGTTACCTCTTGGTGTTGGATTGGCATCAATGTAATCGTCTGCGTCGTAATCCTCTCTTGGTGGTGGGTCAATGTTCAGGAACCCTGCGTCTCTTAACCACCTCAATGCTTGTGTCATCGCATCCACAAAGTCATCATGTGTCGCATCAGGGAATGCACAGATCTGGCTTATAGCTCCCTCTGCCCAGTCTCTAACGTATCCCTTGTTCACACTAGACTCAGGCACCCACACCCGACCTGCACGTATGATATTGGAGACAATTGACAACCTCTGCACCTTGTCTGCCCGTCCTGGGTTATACCCCTGTACTGGGAGTTGGGCACGTTGCAAGTCTTGAATCAAAGATATTCCAGACGCCTTCTCCTCCACCAGAATCATCTCTACTCGCTTCTTGTCCTTACCCTCGCCATACACGCTCTCGAACTCATCCATCACCTTTGGACGCAAGTCTGGGTACTGTAGTCTGTCTTGCCAACAGTCTAATATCAACACAGACATTGGTGCGTCCTGTGGCTTAAATACTCCAAAAGTAATACAGGCAGTTGGATCGTTGTGTGCTTTCTCAGTAAACGCACAGTCATAGCTCTGGAGCACAAACTCAAGCTTGGGTAGTGGCATAGGGTCACCCATTGAGTTGAACGCTGGGTAGAGCTTGAACCACTTCCTCTTAACAATACCTGTCAACTCAGGATCTAGGATCTCAGCCAAGACTTCCTGTCTGTACAGTGCTGAGTCTGGGTCGTACTGCTCAATCTGCTTCTTAAAGTTAGCCGACAGGTTATCAATGTTGGCGTAAGTTGATGCTGTGGTCAACGCTACATCCATCCCGTTCCTACCCACCAGATCAACAATCAGATCCTTTGGCTTGGGTGTAGTGGTGCAGATAATCTGAGTCTTGTCGCCCAGTCGGATAGAGAAGCTGAGGAGATCCCAAGCTTCCTGTAGGTAATCCCAAGCTGCCAACTCGTCTAACCAGCCACCGTGGAACTGCGGACCACGGAACCGTTCTGGCTCTGAGGCAGGGATTCCTTTAATAATAGATCCGTTAATCAGGGTGATCTCGTTATCGTCCTTCAAATGCTTTTTAATGAGTATCTGAGGCATTACGTTGATCAGTCCACTGTCACCCATGAAGCACACGTCCTTGAGGTCTGAGTGCGTTGGAGCACCAACCAACCACCTTGTCTTGGGTTTTGTCCATGCGTTCCACCAGAGCCACTCCGCAGCGAGTCTGGTCTTCCCCGCTCCCCTCCCCCCTAATACTAAAGCAATACTCCAATCCCAGTTGGGTGGTATCTGGTGGTCATGGGCTATAGATAGCCATTTGATCCTATTAGCATAGGCAAGTTGATCCTCTGGATGCAATACAGCAAAGTGACCCTTTATCTCAGGGTCGCTCAGTATCTCAATGACCTCATCAAGATCCTGTGTTTGCACTTTGTTTCTTAAGCATGAGGTGTTCAACAACAGTGTTCATTGCGTCCTTAGCGGTCACAATAACTTCGGACTGCATGGGATTGTCCTTGTCACCAGCGATTATCGTCCTATCCCCATACTTCTTAGGGTTCCACTTCGCCAAGAGCTTGAGCTTGATCTCAGCCCTCATCTTGACCAGTTGGACGTACCCTGGGTCAACCCTTCCCCCACCCTCAGTGAGTATTCTTTCGGGTTCTTGGCTAATCTCATTGAGGATGTCCTCAGCTATGGCATCCCCTCCCTGATCACGTGCGTGTGCGATGGCTCCCGATAGATTAGGGTCTTTATGCATCCACTCATAGATCTTTTGCCATGCAGGCATATGATCATCTCTACATATTTGTCTTAGTGGTTCCCCATTACTTAGTCTTTGACAGATCTCATCTGCTAGTTCAGGGGTATATTTGGACGGGCGTCCTATCTTTTTCTTTGGCGGTTTGGTTACGTTATCCATAATATTCCAATGTCGAACCTAGTTAATGCCTGTATTGTATATCATCCGTTCTGGATTCGCCTCTCCATTCTGCGGATCGTAGCTTTATATTGGTCGTTCTCGTCTTTTAGTACCTTTACCTTGGCGTCCAAGTACTTCATTCTGGCACTTACATAATCTAAATAATCATTTATCTTGACAAACTCTACCTCTGCCTTGGTCGGCTCGTCCATTAACTTCTCTGGCTCTTTCTTCTTTCTTGTTGCCACCATTAACTCCTTGTTATAGTTGGTGGTTGGTACTGATCTCCAACTTGCCAACCGTCCTTGATATCGGCTCGACATTGGCTCTCACGACTATTGATGCGTATCAGTCTACGCACTCACCAACAAGAATGAGGACTGTTACCCGTTTTTCACAGAGCAGGATACCTGCATCTCTCACAATCCCCATACCTGTTAGTTGTTGGTGTCCTGCCTTGAACATTAACGCAGGTTACCAGTCTCAGGCTTTCGCCACACCAACAAGAATGAGGACTAGATCTTCGTCACCTTGTGCACAGGCTTCTCCCCAATCCTCATACTTCTTGATACTTTAGTACTTCTTTTATATCATCCACACATTTTTGATTTGCCACCCAGTATAAGACTGGTTGCATTGCGTTTGGCATATAGAATTTTACCACGACTGAGTCACCAATGAGCAGATTTTGAAAGCCTTTTGCCCCTTCCTCAGTCTCAAATATGCCACCTATCATCGGTATTTCCTTCATTCGCTTTTCTCCAGTTGTTTTTCAATCCATTCATCCAACTTTTTATGCAACCATTCAATATTACGCTCACCAACTGATTTGCCGTTATTCGTTATTCTAGGGTCAGTCAAAATATCTTTGATGATATCTCCTGAAGTGAACGTGATAGTGGTTCCATCATGCATCGTGTTTACACTTAAGCCGACTCCTTTATGAGAAACGCCAAACCCCGCTGTTAAAACTTCATTCATTTTCGCTCTCCATAACATCAATAATTAACTGTTGCTTTACTAATTCCAAACAACCGATTGCGGTTGCTGTGTAAAGCGTTTCATCGTACTTGTGGATTAGTTCTAGCATTTCTTCAACAAGACTATCCGCTAATTTGCCTTGACTAAAGTTCATGTGTTTCGCTCCTTAGTTGCACATTTTACTTTTCCCCACATAATCGATGGCAACCATTTAATTTTTCTACCATCTTGTAAAAAAATTTTCAATACATATCGAGTTTCAAAAAGTTTTATGCTAAATCTCATGTGTTCTTCTCCTTTGTTTTAATTGGTTCAATCTTTGTTTCATACCAATTCGTTTCATGCCCTCGTTTAGCCCATCCATATCGTGTCATCAATACAGTTTGCCAATATGCAGGATGATTGATGATCTTTGATTCTTGGACTTGGTAATGGCTTTCTAAATCATTAAACATTATTTTTATCCTTTAATTGTTGCATTGCCCATGCAACACCCTCACGCCATGCACCTGCACTCTGCAAAGCATAAAAAGATCGCAGTAAACCTTGATCTATTTCCTCATCAGTCAATCCTACCCATTCAGGCTTTACATATTTTTCAGCACACACAAGGCAATACAACGCATAACCACCACCAACTCCACATTCATCGCATCCTTTAGTTTGTGGTGTTGTATATAAAGGCAATGGCTCAACATCGACTGATACTGGTGCTTCAATCTTTGTTGGCTTTGCCCAATAGAAACCGCCTTCTTGCGGATTGAAATATGCCACAGGCTCTTCTTTAATCATGTGTTGCGCTCCCTGCATAGCTGTTCTGTGGCACGCATCAGTTGGTCAAGGTCTACCGCTTCTTGTTCCTCACCATGAGCATTTATTTCTTTTTCAAACGTTAACAACTTAAGTTTTTCTAGGTCATCCTCCGTTAACCCAACCCAAGGTTTCCACCTAGTCGGCTCGTCTTGCTCTTGTTTCATTACTTCTTTAGTCATTCTTGTCCCCTTGAGAGCACCTCTGATTTCAACTCACCTGTTTCGCCATCGAATGTAGCTTTTCCTAGTCTTGCTTTCATCATTTCATCTGCATATATGTAAGCACGAGCACAAACTTTTTCTGGCTCACCCCATCCTATACATTCAGGTAGAGCAATACCTGCAAACCAATCCCTTAGATCCATACCCGTATTAGTGCAAGTAGCAATATCACCATCTATTGTTCTTTCATATGTATGTGGAAATGCTTTCATTTAATCACCTCTGCTGATTTAAGCCCACCCGTTTCGCCATCAAATACAACTTTCATATTTGATTCTGGTCTTCTTTCGGAATATCCCCAAAACATAGGCATTTCAAGATACCTAACAATATCCGGTTTATGCTCAGGTTTTATTCTGTATTGAATCCATGATGCCCACAAAGGCTCATCTTCTATATCATGCCATTGCCCATCTTTGTCTTCCCATTCAATCCGAGCACCTTCTGCCCAAGCGTGTATTAAATCTGCGTGTTTATGTTTCATTCTTGTCCCCTTGCATTTAATAGTTTCTCTAACGCCTCCATCATTTCTTTACTGATTCCGCACATCCAACCAGTGTCGGATGGGTAAAACCTAAGAACATAATCACCAATTTTTATCTCTTTAAATATTTTC